CCCGCTTGCTGAGGCCATCGCGCGCGCGCGGGAAGACGGCTTCGACGTGATCGCGTCCGAATGCCTGGAGATCGCCGACGACGCCACCAACGACTGGATGGAAAAGCACGACAGCGAGGGGAACAACATCGGGTGGCAGTTGAACGGCGAGCACGTTCAGCGCTCGAAGCTCCGTGTCGAAACCCGCCTCAAGCTGCTGGCGAAGTGGGACCCCAAGCGGTACGGCGACCGGCTCGACCTCGGCAACGCCGACGGACAGCCGTTCCAGATCAACGTCCATCGTTTCAGCCGGGGCGGCGAGAATGGCTAACTCGATCACCCTGCCGCACGCCTGGGAGCCGCGCGATTACCAGTGGCCGTTCCTCGAGTACATGGACGGGAAAATCGAGGGCGGCGGCGGCCGGGCGGTGCTGGTGTGGCACCGCCGCTCGGGCAAGGACTCTTCAGCACTGAACTTCACCGCGGTGGCCGCGCACGCTCGCACGGGCGTGTACTGGCACATGCTGCCGACGGCGGCGCAGGCGCGCAAAGCCGTGTGGGACGGCATCGACGCCCAGGGCCGCAAGGTGCTGGATCAGGTGTTCCCGCGCCCGCTGCGCAAAGCCACCAACGTCACCGAGATGAAGATCGACCTGCTGTGCGGCTCGATCTGGCAGTGCGTCGGCTCGGACAACTACAACTCGCTGGTGGGCGCGAACCCGGTGGGCGTGGTGTTCTCGGAATACTGTCTCGCCGATCCGGCGGCGTGGGATTACGTCCGCCCGATTCTCGCCGAGAACGGCGGGTGGGCGCTGTTCATCTTCACCCCGCGCGGCCGCAACCACGGGCACGCGCTGCTGGAGATGGCGAAGCGCAACCCGGCGTGGTTCGCGCAGGTGCTGTCGGTGGACGACACCCGGCGCGCCGACGGCACGCCAGTGATCCCCCCCGCCGCGATCGCCGAGGACCGCGCCGCGGGCATGGCCGAGGAGATGATTCGCCAGGAATACTGGTGCAGCTTCGACGCCGGGCTGGTGGGGGCCTACTACGGCAAGCCGATGGAGATGGCGCGCAGCCAGAAGCGCATCGGATCGGTGCCGTGGGAGCCGACGCTGCCGGTGGAAACGTGGTGGGACTTGGGCGTCGGCGACAGCACGGCGATCTGGTTCGCCCAGCGCGTCGGGCGCGAGGTGCGGCTGATCGACTACCTGGAGGCTTCTGGCGAAGGCCTGCCCTACTACGCCAAGGAGCTGAACGCGAAGCCCTACGTCTACGGCCGCCACATCGCCCCCCACGACATCGAGGTGCGCGAACTTGGCTCCGGCGTTTCCCGCCGCGAGACCGCCGCGAAGCTCGGCATCCGCTTCGACGTGGCCCCGTCGCAGTCGCTGGAGGACGGCATCGAGGCGGTGCGTGCGATGCTGCCGCGCTGCTGGTTTGATGAGGCGAAGTGCGCCCGTGGGATCGAGGCGCTGTCCCAGTACCGCCGCGAGTGGAACGAGAAGACCCGCGACTTCAAGAACGCACCGCTCCACGACTGGACCAGCCATGGCGCGGACGCCTTCCGCTATGGCGCGGTGAGCCGGGAGCGGACCTCGCACTTCGGCGGCCAGGTGGTCGCCAACACCAGTTTCAGGGTGCTGTGATGAACCGAGAATTTCTTGGGCTTCCGCTGTTTGTCTGGCTGGCGATCGCCGCCGGACTGGCCTACGCGTTCGCGACGCAGGGCTGGGGCGCACTGTTCGTGCACGACGGCGGCATGGCGAGCTGGGGGCGGTGATGCGCACCGAACCCGCCATCACCAACCCGCAGTGGCTCGTGGTGTTCTGCGATCCCGAGGACGCCGGGCCGGGCCAGCCGCTGGCGCTGCGCCTTGTCGGCGGGCTGCTGCGCGCGCTCCTGAAACCGGGCTTCCGTCACGTCTACGCCCTGCGGCCGCTGCACACCGTCGAAGGGCAATGGCTCTACGTCAACCACAGCCTGACGTGCCTCGACCTGTTCGAACTGCCGCAGGAATTCGCCAACGGCATTCGGGGCGAGGTGGTGCGTGTCGCCGCCCGCCGGCCGATTTCGTGGGTGCCCCGCCTGGTGCCGACCTGCGTCACCACCGTTGCTCACCTGCTCGGCGTTCCGTCGCGTCCGTGGACGACGCCTTACGCTCTCTACCGCCATCTGACACAGGAGGACCCCGCTATGGGTGCGAAGAAGCCCGACACCAGCGCCGCCGACGCCGCGGCGCGCAAGGCCCAGGAAGAGGCCGCCAAGGCCAAGGCCGCGAACGAGGCCAAGCTGCGCAACCTCAAGGCCGGGCGGTCCGGCCGCTCGCTGCTGACGTTCGCCGCCACCGGCGAGACCGGCGTCGGCAAGACCACGCTGGGAGCGGGCTGATCATGGCTGACGCGGGCAAGGGCAAGTTCAACGACCCGATCCTCAAGCGGTTCGCCCGCGCCGAGGCCAAGCGGCGGCTGTGGGACGGCATCCTCCGCGAGGCCTACGACCTGGCGCTGCCGACCCACGAGCCGACGCAGGCCGAAAAGCCCGAAGGCGCCGCGCGCGACCGGGAGATTTTCGACGGCACGGCGGTGCGGGCGCTGGACTGGAAGCGCGCCAAGCTGCACGGCGATCTGTTCCCGCCGTTTCGCCACTGGACGAGCTTCTCGCCCAACGGTCAGGACGCTGAAAGCCTGAGCGACGAGGAACAGCGCCAATGGAAGGCCTGGGCGGACCCGGCGGAGAACGCTTTCCACAAGGCGATCGACCGCTCCAACTTCCACCTGGAAATGCCGCTGGCGCTCGGCGATGCTTTGATCTCGACCGGCGCGCTGCTGATCCAGGCCGGAACGCCGGAGGACCCGCTGAGGTTCGAGGCGGTTCCGATCGGCCAGGTGGTGCCGGAGGAGAGTCCCGACGGCACCATCCGAACGGTGTTCCGCGTGTTCGACGTGCCGGGCCGCGACATCACCGAGCGGTGGGACGACGCGAAGATCCCCGCCGACAAGCAGCAGCGCATCAAGGACGACCCCGACGCCGCGCACAAGATCGTCGAGGCGACCGTCTGGGATCCGAAGGCCAAGCGCTTCGACTACACCGTGATCCTGTGCGAGGGCGAGCACCGCATCGTCGAGCGCAAGTACCCCACGTCGCCGTGGGTGGTGTTCCGGATGGACAAGGCGACCGGCGAGACGATGGGGCGCGGCCCGGTAATGAAGGTCCGCGCCGACGTCGCCACGGCCAACAAGACCAAGGAGCTGATCCTCAAGAACGCATCCATCGCCGTGGCCGGGCTGTGGCAGGCGGAGGATGACGGCGTTCTCAACCCCGCCAACATCCGCCTGGTGCCCGGCGCGATCATTCCCAAGGCGCCGGGGTCGGAGGGCTTGAAGCCGCTGGAATCGCCGGGGCGTTTCGACGTGTCGCAGGTGGTGCTGCAAGACTTGCAGCAGAACATCGACGCGGGGATCAAGGGGCCGCAGCTCCCGCCGATCGACGAGGGCGGACGCACCGCCTACGAGATCGGCGAGCGGCGCGCGGACCAGATCGCGGTCGATCTGCCGATGAGCCTGCGCCTGCTCACCGAGTGCCAGGCTCCCATCGTGCGCCGGTGCCTCGCGATCCTGATGAGCCCGGCGATGGCGGGCAGCCCTTACCACATCGAGCCGCTGCTGTTCGGGGAAAGGGCGGTGGAGCCGGTGCCGACCAGCCCGCTTGCCGCGATGCAGGACATCGCCGACGCACAGCAGCAGATGCAGGCCTATGCGATGGCGTTGCAGGTGGACCCGGAAACGGTGTCGGTGCTGGTGGACCGCGCCGCCTTCCTGCGCGAGTACCTGAGCGTCAACGGGTTCGCCGAGAAGCACCTGCGCAACCTCAAGGAGGTGGCCGCCGAGCAGCAGCAGAACAAGGCCATGGCGATGGCGCGGGCGACAGCCGAGGCCGTCGGCAAGGTGGCGGGCAAGCTCGACCCGCAGGAGGCGATCTGATGGCCGCGACCGACGAGCAGAAGCTGTTCGCCCGTGTGTTCCGCGGCGAGGACGGCGACAAGGCGCTGGCCTACCTGCGCGGCCTCACGCTCGACGCACCCCTGATGGGGGCGGACGGCAAGACCACCGAAATGCTCTGGCACCTCGAAGGGCGCCGGAGCCTCACGAAGCAGATCATCAACCTCGTGGAACAAGGACGGAAAGGATGAGCAGCGATGCCCTTCTTGCTTTGGGTGCCGAACAGGGGAACCAGTCGGGAGCCGAAAACCCCGCCGCCGACGGCGGCCAGCAGCAGCAATCCGCCGACGCCGGAAACCCACGCGTCGTCGAGTTCATCGACCGCGACGGCAACGCCGAAAAGCTCGAAGTCCCGGACGAGTTCTGGGACGCCGAAAAGGGGGCGCCGCGGCTCGGCGCGCTCCTGAAATCCCGCAACGATCTGCGGGCGAAGCTCGGCGAGGGCAAGGCCGCCGCGCCGGAGACCTACGAGCTGCGGGTGCCCGAGGCGCTGGCGGGGCGGTTCCAGGCCGATCCCGAACAGCCGATCGCCAAGGCGGCGATGGCGTTCGCGAAGAAGCACGGACTGAGCCAGGAGGCGTTCGACGAGCTGGCCGCCACCTACTTCGAGGGCCAGGCTGGCAACGCGTTGGACCCGGCTGCGGAGATGGCGGCGCTCGAAAAAGCGTTCGGCGGCAAGGACGCGGCCAAGGCCGAGATGGACGGCATCAGCCAGTGGGCATCGGGGCTGCTCGGCCAGGACTTCGCCAAGAACCCGGGCATTCTCGCTGCCGCCGAGGCACTGGCGTCGTCCGCCGAGGGCGTGCTGCTGCTGAAGGCGTTCAAGGACCGGATCGGCGAGAAGGGCGTTCCGGCGGCGCGGACCAGCAGCGAACCCGTTCTGTCCGAGGAATCCCTGCGCGCGCTTCAGGCCTCCGACGCTTATCTCGCAGGCGACCCGGCGACCCGGCGCCGTGTGGCCGAAGGCTGGGACATGCTGGAACGGCAAGGCAAGCTCCCGGGGCGCGTCGTGGCCTGAAATGTTGTGTTGCAACTGCTTTCGCAGTTGTGGCATAGTCCTTGTGTCGGCGGCCCCTCCCTGGTCAGGACCCGCTCGATCTCCTTGGGGTGAACCTCAGCCGGGCCGATCCGTTGGCCCGGCGCCACCCCGGGGGAACCCGGACCCGCCTCCCCGGCGCACAGGGGCGCAGCGGGACCGCCCGCCGTCGGGCCTCTCCTGGCTCAGACCCCGACGTACCGGCCTGGACAGCCTCACCACGACGAGGCGACCGAGGGCGGTACGTCACTTCACCGGATCAAGCCCTCGGATTTCGTCAACGAGAACGAGGGCTTTCCCATGTCCGTTTCGATTTCCCAGGCCTTCATCAAGCAGTACGAGGCCGACGTCCATATCGCCTATCAGCGGATGGGCGCGAAGCTGCGCAACATGGTCCGCACGAAGACCGCCGTGAAGGGCGAGCAGGTGATCTTCCAGAAGGCGGGCACCGGCGTCGCCGCCACCAAGAGCCGCCACGGCATGGTGCCGGTGATGAACGTCGAACACACGAACGTCTCCTGCACGCTCGAGGACTTCTACGCGGGCGACTGGCAGGACAAGCTCGACGAGCTGAAGACCAACATCGACGAGCGGTCGGTGCTGGTCAACGCGGGCGCCTACGCCCTCGGCCGCAAGACCGACGAGATGATCCTCACCGCCGCGTCGAGCGCCACCACCAACGTGGTCGGCGACTACAGCACCGGCCTCACCAAGACCCTGCTGATGTCGGCGTTCGAAACCCTGAACGCCGCCGACGTTCCGGACGACGGCCAGCGCTTCGGCATCGTCGGTCCGCATCAGTGGAACGAACTCCTCAACATCGACGAGTTCGCCAGTTCGGACTTCGCCTCCGACGCCTACCCGTGGCTCAAGGGCACCGAGACGCGCAAGTGGCTCGGCATCGTCTGGATGATGCACTCCGACAAGGACGTCACCCTGTCCTCGGCCAACAAGGATTGCTTCCTCTGGCACAAGACCGCGATCGGTCACGCGATCGGCTCCGAGGTGCAGTCCGACATCACCTGGCACGGCGACCGCGCCGCGTGGTTCGTCAACAACATGATGAGCCAGGGCGCGTGCCTGATCGACGGCAACGGCGTCGTCAAGATCAGGTGCAAGAACGACAGCGTGATCTCCTGACCCGCGCCGTGACCTGAAAGGATAAGCATCATGGCTTTCGACAAGACCAAGCTCGAACTCCTGGCGGGCAGCGGCGCGAACCTGTCGCTCTACGCCTACACCTCGTCGGCCGACGCCAAGGCGGCGATCGACACCACCGGGTACTTCAACGCCGCCGCCGCGACCCTGCGGGTGGGCGACTTCCTGCTGATCAAGGCGTCGGACGGCTACGGCATTGCCGTGGTCAACGCCAACTCGGGCGGCGTGGTGGACATCGCCGACGCGACCGCGATCGGCGGCACCGACACCGACTAACCCGGCGCGGGGGCGGCTTCGGTCGCCCCCGCCTCCTTCCAGCAGGCGAGGGCAGACGCCATGCTTTCCGACATCGCATTGTGCAGCCGCGCGCTGGTCGGCATCGGGTGCGAGCCGATCACCTCGTTCGGGGACGGCACCGCCGAGGCCGACGTGGCGGCGATGCTGTACGGCAACACCCGCGATTCCCTGCTGGCGTCCTATCCGTGGTCGTTCGCCACCGGGCAGGTCGAGCTCGCCCCGATCACCGCCGCGCCGGTGGCCGATTTCGACTATGCATTCCAACTCCCCGACGATTTCCTCCGCGCCCTTTCGGTGGGCACGCCCGCGCTGAAATCCGGCAGCGGCGTCGAGTACCGGATCAAGGAGCGGCGCATCCACTGCGACGCCCCCGCCATCGTCCTGTCCTACATCTTCCGCCCCGATGAGATCGCCTGTCCGCCGTCGTTCGACGACGCGCTTATCGCGCGTCTCGCGGCCGAGTTCTGCATGCCGCTGACGGCGAGCCTGACGGCCGCCCAGGAGGCGGAGCGCAAGGCGGCCGGGAAATTCGCGACGGCGCGCTTGATCGACGCCCAGCAGCAGACGCCGAACGCGTTCCAGGACTTCACCCTCCTGAGGGTGCGCTGACATGCCCCAGCGCGGCTATAGCATCCAGACGAACTTCTCGGCGGGCATGCTCGACCTGAGCAGCATCTCGCGCTTCGACGTGGAGGCCTACAAGGCGGGCGGGCTGGACATCACCAACATGCTCGGCCTGCCGCTCGGCGGCGTGACGCTGCGCGGCGGCCTCGCGCACTTCGCCACCGTCGCCAGCGGCGGCGCCAACGGGCGGCTGCTGCGCTTCGAGTTCTCGACCGAGCAGGTCTACCTGATGCTGGTGCGCGCGCTCGCCATCGACGTCTACCTGCCCGACGGCACCCTGGCCGCGACCGTCACCACCACCTACGCGGCTGACGAGATCGCCGCGCTGTCGTGGGTGCAGAGCCTCGACACCCTGATCCTGGTGCATCCGAACCATGCCCCGGCGCGGCTGGTGCGCTCCGGTTCCCATTCCGAGTGGGTGCTGTCCGATCTCGTCCTCACCAATATCCCGACCTACAAGTTCGACGGCACCACGGCGGAGCCGGTGTGGTCGGCGGCGCGCGGCTGGCCGCGTTCGGTGTTCCTGCACCAGGGGCGGCTGTATTTCGGCGGCTCGAAATCGCGTCCGCAAACGGTGTGGGGCAGCACCGCCAATTCCTTCTTCGATTTCGCAACGACCGACGATGCCCTCGACGACGAGGCGGTGGAGCTGACCTTCGACAACGATCGGGTGTGCGCGGTGCAACAGCTTTACGCGCTCAACGATTTCTTCGCCTTCACCACCGGCGGCCTGTTCGCGCGCGTCTCCGACAACCCGGTGTCGCCGAACGCGTTCACCATGGCCCGGTCGTCCGAGGTGCCCGCTGCGCGCCTGCGCCCGGCCGAGATCGACGGGTCGGTGATGTACGCCTCCTACGGGGAGGAGAGCGGATTCTCGACGATCTACGAGGTGATCTTCGACTACGACACCCAGAGCTATCGGGCCGAGGACGTGGCGCTGCTCTCCGGCCATCTGATGCGCCGTCCGGTGGACATGGCGGCGCGTCTGGGCAACGAGACCGACAGCGCCAATCACCTCTACGTAGTCAACGGCGGGGACGGCACGGTGGCGGTGCTGAACAGCCGCAAGGTGCAGAAGATGACCGGCTGGACGCTGCTGCGCACCGGCGGCGAAATCCTGAGCGTCGCCGTGGTCGGCAACCTGCCGTACTTCCTGATCCGCCGCACCGTCGCCGGGGCAACCGTCCACACCATCGAACGACTGGACCCCGAGCGCCGCCTGGATTGCTCGGTGACGCTGACGGCCGAGACTCCGACGGACGAATGGTCCGCCGCCGCCCTGGCGTTCTACAACGGCGCGACCGTGGACCTGATCGGCGACGGCGCGCCCCTGGGGCAAGCCGAGGTGGCGGGCGGCGCGCTCACCACGTCCTATCCGGTGTTGGCGCTCGAGGTCGGCTTCGCGTTCGATTGGGCCGTCGAGACCATGCCCGCGATGGTGGACGGCTCCGAGATCATGGAGCGGCACCGCATCGTCCGCGCCTCCGTCGTCGTCGAACGCACTGCCGGGATGGCGGTCAACGGCCGCCCGATCGCCGACCAGTTCGTCGGCCCCGACCTGCTCGACCGTCCCGCCCAGCCCTTCACCGGCACCAAGCAGATCCGCTTCCTCGGGTGGAAGGGCGGGCGCGTGGGTGGCATCGGCGCGACCGTGCGCATTACCGGCACCAGTGCCAACCCGGCCACGATCCTGGCCGTTGCCGCGGAGGTGGCGAAGTGATCACCTCGACAACGGCCCTTGTCGGTCTTGCCGCCGCCAGCGCGGCCACCGGCGCCTACAGCGCCGTGACGACGGCGCAGAACGCGCGCGGGCAGGCCAAGCTCCAGCGCAGCCAGGATCAGCTCGCCCTTGCCGAGAACGAGCGCGACAGCCAGCTCGAACTCGCGAAGACGCTGGCGGCGCGGAACAACCTGTTCGCCGCCACCGGCACCGACCCGACCGGCGGCTCGGCCATGGCGGTGATGATGGCCGACAAGACCGCCGCCGACCGCACCTTGACCAGCATCCAGGGGCGGCGCGGCCTGGTGCAGAGCGCCTACAGCAGCGCCCTGAGCAACGCGCGCCAGGGCCTGGCGGGTGGCCTCACCGGCTCGCTGCTCAAGCTCGGCATGGCGGGGTACACCGCGTATGGCGGCATCGACTCCGGCTCGACCGGCAACGACTTCAGCGGCATGTCGTACGGGACTGGCGGATACAGCTATGGGGGGGTGTACGAATGACCAGCGCCTTCCGCTCCGCCCGCATGGGCCGTCGCCCGTTCTCGCCGCGCCTGGGCGACTATGCCCGCATCGGCATGCAGGGCGGCCCGGTGGCGGCCGTCGGCGCCGCCATCGACGACGTGCTGGACGACCAGATCCGCAACGTGCGCGAAATCCGGGCGTCCGAGCAGGCGGCGGCGCTGGCCCGCAGCGACATGAACGCGCGCGACTTCATCGGCCGGGCGGCGCTCGACGCGGGCGACGACGAAGAGAAGTTCGGCGCGGCGGTCGGGCAGGCCAAGGGCGAATGGCTGAACGCCATCCCCGAGGACAGCCGCGAGGTGATGAGCCAACGCTGGGACGAGATCGCCCAGCGCCACGCCTTGCAGATGACGGCGGCACGGTTGCAGAAGTCCAAGGACCAGGCCAACGCCGATCTTCTGACCAGCGCCGACGCCTCCTATTCGGAGGTGATGGACGCGGCGCGCGACCAGAACCCCGAGGCCGAGCAGTCGGCCCGGACGCGCTACTTCGCCGCCATCGACGCGCGCACCGACCTGTCCGCGCAGGAGAAGGCGGCGGCGCGGATCAAGGCCGACGACGAGGGGCAGGGCTGGTATGTCAAGGGCGCGTTCGAGCGGGCGCTGAGCAAGCGCGGCACCGCCTTCGCCGAGAAGTTCATCGCCGATTTCCGCGCCGCCGACACCATCAAGGACCCGGCGCAGCGCGATCGCCACGCCGGGTGGATGGAAGCGCGGCTGCGCGACGCTCAGGCCGACGAGGCGCGCCGGGAAGCGGAGGCGAAGAAGGCCATCGCCGCCGCCAACGAGCAGTATGTCAACGTGCTGGACGTCGCCATCGAGCGCGGCGAGAAGGGCCACAAGGACATCGCCGAGGCCGTTGAGAAGGGCTTCGTCAAGTTCGGCTCCGACCAGTGGCGCGCGCTCACCTTGCGCGCGGATGCGACGCAGAAAACCGCCATCGAGACGCAGCAGCGCATGGGCTGGGCGAACGCCGTCGCGGCGGGGCAGGCGCTCGGCGACCCGGGCAACGCCGACTACCGCAAGGGCGTGAACGCCGCGTACAACGAGTGGATGCAGAAGCAGCAGGCGGAGGGCGCGGACGCCTACGCCATCAACGCCGAGATCGGGCGAAAGGCGAAGGCGTGGGGGATGATCCCGGACGGCGCCGCCGCCTCGGTGCGCGCGCTTCAGACCGGCACGCCGGAGCAGCAGGTGGTGGCCGCCGATCTGCTGGACCGCCTGCAAACCGCCGTGCCGCACCTCGCCGAGAACTTCGCCAAGACCGACGCCGCCCGCGCCGCGATGGTGCTGTCGTTCGTCAAGGGCGGCCACGCTCCGGCGGAGGCGGTGAAGCTCGCCGCGCAGATGACCGATCCGGCGAACAAGGCGCAGATCGCCGCCCGCGAGGAGGTGTTCAAGGCCACCTATACCGCCAAAAAGCCGATCCTCCCCGAGGCCAAGGTGTTCGGCGAGTACGAGAGCTATTTCGCGTTCGACCCGGCCGCCGACGCCGGGGTGAAGCGTCTGATGTTCGACGAGGCGAACGCCGAGGCGCGGCGGATGTACGCGCTGACCGGCGACGAAACGGCGGCGCAGACGGCGGGCCTGCGCGCGGTCAAGGCGAAGTGGGGCGAAACCCGCGTCGGCGGCAAGCGGCTGATGGAGTACCCGCCGGAGGCGTTCTACGGCCCGGACTCTCACGAGTGGATCGGCGAGCAGCTGACGCGGTACGTCAAACGGAGCGCGTCGATCGCCGCAGGCCAGTTCGTCGGCACGGGGCCGAAGTCGTATCCGGGGATGCTCCGCCCCGGAAACATCGACCTCGAAAACCGCCCCCTTGTGAAGAATGCCGACGGCTCGATTTCCACGGTGCGGAGCATTTCTATCGGCACGGAAGAGGGAGAGGTACTCATTCCTACCGTTTCGGACGATGGGCGCATTCTATCCGATGAGGCGGCCATTACGGTGTTTGAGAAAACCGGAAAGCACTTTGGTGTTTTCGAAACGCCCGAACAGGCGACGGCTTACGCGGAGGAATTGCACCGCTCGCAAGCGGCGATGGCTGCAAATCGTGTTGATCCTAAGACGGTTCGCCTCGTCGCCGACCTCCGCACCGCGCGCGAGGCCAGCGCGGGCGCGCCGAGCTACGGCCTGTGGGCGAAGAAGGACGACGGCACGCTCGACTATCTCGGCCGCTGGAAACCGGACGTCGCCGCGCAGCGCGCCCGCATGGCCGCGAAGGAGGCGCGCGACACCGCCGCCGAAATCTCCGCGCTCGACCGGCAGAAGGCCAAGGATGCCGACGCCTACGAGGCGGCGCGGCGGCAGCTCGAGGCGGCCAACCGCAGCGGCAACCCGACCTCGATCAGCGTCGCGCGCCGGAATTGGGATCGCCTCAACCGGGTCGGGGTTTCCGACGCGCCGATGGATGTGTCGGCCTGGGCGGAGGGCAACGACTGATGCCGTTCATCCCCGAAGACGAAGACATGGCCCTGCCGATCGGCATGCTCCCGGGAGCCGTCACGCCGCCCGCTCCATCCGCGTCCGAGGTGATCGGCGCGGCCTTCCGCCAGCAGAACAGCGTCGTTTCCGCGATCACCGCGCCGACACTCACCGACCGCGTGAACCCAGCCTACGACCCGTATCCGGATATCGCCGGGACGCCCTACGAGGCGCACGCCAGCGCCTTCCGCAAGGCCCAGGGGCCGGGCGACGTGGCGAAGATCAAGACCCAGATCGACCGCGAGAACGCAGACCGCGACGCCCTGGCGCGCGCCGGAGGGCAGGGCGTTCTCTGGCAGGTGGCGGCTGGCATCCTCGATCCGATCAACCTGATTCCCGTCGGTGGCGGGGTGGCCGGGGCTTACCGGGCCGGGCGCATCGCCCGGGGCGTCGCCGCCGGAGCGCGGGCTGGCGTGACTGGCGCGGCGGTCTCGGAAGTGGCGCTGACGGCCTCGCAGTACGACCGCGACCCGCTCGACACCTACCAGGCGCTGGCGGGCGGCGCGGTGCTGGGCGGCATGTTCGGCGGCGCGGCCGGCGCGATCGGCAAGCTGATCGGCGATCCGCGCATCGGCACCACGGCCAAGACCGCCGAGGAGGCGGGGGCGAAGCTGCGGGACGATATGGTGGCGGCGGCGCGCGGGCCGGAGCCGGGGCAGGCGAGCGTCGGGGCGGCGGAGGCGGTGACGACGACGCTGGAAGACGAAGGGGTAAAGGGCGCGCTCGGCGTCGAGAAGGTGCTGAAGTTCCAGGACCCGTTGCAGCGCATGCTCGGGTCGTCCTCGCGTGCCGCTCGTCGGGCGGTGCAGATGATCGCCGAGGTGCCGATGACGCTGCGCAAGAACGCCGAGGGCATCGCGACCGGCGTCGAGGGCGGGGCGGTCGAGACGCGGGTGAAGGCCTGGAGCGGCCGCAACTACGCCTTCGAGAGCGAGCTGGAAGACCTCTATTCGCAGTATCGTGTCGGCCGGGCGGCGCGCCCCGGCGAGTTCTCGATGTGGGCGGTAGTGGACGCGCTGCGGGTCGGCGACGACGGGCCGATGAGCTTCGCCGCGTTCAAGGAGCGCGTCGCGAAAGCCGCTCGCCGGGGGGACGTCGATCCCGGCGGCGACGAGTGGGTGACGAAGGCGGCCCAGTCCTACCGGAAGCACATCGACGACGTGATCCTCAACGAGGGCGTGGCCGTCGGCATCTGGAAGGACATCCCCGACATCGGCGACACCGCCGTCTCGCACGTCACCCGCGTCTACGACAAGGCGAAGATCAAGGCGCGGCGGCCCGAGTTCGTGCAGCGCATCGCCGCGTGGCTGGTGCGCCGCGCGGACGGTCCGGACAACCTGCCGGAGCCGGAAGCGCTCGATATGGCCGAGCAGATCACCGACAAGGTGCTGGGCACCCCCGACGGCCGCCTGCCCTACGACATCGACATGAACGAGCTGGCGGTGCGGGCCTTCAAGGGCAGGATGCGCCCGACCGAGGCCGGGCTGTTCAAGGAGCGCACCCTCGGCATCGCCGACCGCGAAATCGAGGATTTCCTCGAAAACGACATCGCCGTGATCGCGCGGCGGCAGGTGCGCAGCATGGCCCCCGACATCGAGTTGGCGCGCACCTTCGGCGACGTGGCCGGGACCAAGATCGAGAAGGAGATCGCCGAGGACTTCAACAAGCGGATCGCCGCGGCGAAGACCGAGAAGGAGCGGATCGCGCTCGCCGAGGAAAAGGACGCCAACCTGCGCGACTTCGCCGCCATGCGCGACCGGCTGCGCGGCACCTACGGCATGCCCGACGATCCCGACGCCTGGACCGTGCGCGCCGCGCGCGCCGCGCGCCAAGTCAACTTCCTCTCGAAGCTCGGCGGAATGACGCTCTCCTCGCTCGCAGATGTGGCCCGCCCGGTGATGATCCATGGCCTCGTCCGCACGTTCGGCGACGGCCTTGCGCCGATGATTCGAAATTTCAAGGCGTTCCGCGCGAGCGCCGACGAGCTGAAGTTGATGGGTGTCGCCCTCGACATGTTCGAGAGCGGCCGCGCCGAGATGATCGCCGACGTGATGGACGACTACGGGCGGCACTCCAGGTTCGAGAGGACGTTGCAGGGCCTGTCGAACAAGATGGGCATGCTCACCCTGATGGCCCCCTGGAACGCCGCGCTCAAGCAATTCTCGGGCGTCATCACCATGACCCGGATCGTCGAGGCGTGCGAGGCGGCGGCAAAGGGCACGATCAAGCCCAAGGAGCTGGAAAAGCTCGCCGCCGCGGGTATCTCGCGTGACGTGGCCGAGCAGATCGCCCAGCAGTTCGCCAAGCACGGCGGCGATGTGGACGGCGTGAAGATTCCCAACACCCTGGCCTGGGACGCGCCGCGGTCGGTGGTGGACGCCTTCAAGTCGGCGATCATCCGCGACGTGGACCGGATCATCGTCACCCCCGGCATCGGCGACCGGCCGTTGTGGATGTCGAGCGAAACCGGCAAGCTGATCGGGCAGTTCAAGAGCTTCGGGTTTGCCTCGGTGCAGCGCACCCTCATCCCGGCGCTTCAGGACCGCGATTTCGGCGTGCTGAACGGCCTCGCGCTTGCGGGCGGCATGGGCATGCTCTCCTACGCCATCAAGTCCAAGATCGCGGGCAAGGAGCTTTCGGACGATCCGGTGGTGTGGGCTAAGGAGGGCTTGGATCGCTCCGGCGCGCTCGGCTGGCTGATGGACGGCTACAACATCGGCGCCAAGCCCCTCGGCCAGGAAACCTCGCGCTACGCCTCGCGAACCTTCGTCGAGAGCCTCGTCGGCCCGACCTTCGGCGGCGGGCTGGACCTGGCCGGGCGCGTGGTGACGGACATCGGCCGGGGCGAGTTCGACCGCGACACCGTTCACGCGATCCGCCGCATGACCCCTTACCAAAACCTGTTCTGGCTCTCCCGCGCGTTCGACGCGGCGGAGGAGGGCATCAACACCACGCTCGGCGTGCCGGAGAAGGGATAACCCATGGCCCACATTCAGATCGGCGATATCAGCCCGCGCATCCAGTACACCGCCAACGGCTCGGTGACGACGTTCGCCTTCCCGTTCCCGATCTTCGAATCCGCCGATCTTCTGGTGTACCTCGACGGCGCGCTGCAATCCTCCGGCTACGCCGTCAGCGGGGCGGGGGAGACGGCGGGCGGCAGCGCCGTGTTTTCGGTGGCTCCGGCCAACGGCGTGATCGTGACGCTCGGGCGCTCCGTGCCGATCGCGCGCACCACCGATTTTCAGGACGGCGGCGCCTTCCGCGCGGCGGTGATCAACGAGGAGCTGGACCGCCTGGTGTGCATGGCGCAGCAGCTGCGGGAGGAACTGGACCGGGCGGTGCGGCGCCCGCTCACCTCCACCAGCACCGCGCCGCTCGGCCTGCCGGACCCGATCCCCGGCCGCGCGCTGAAGTTCGGCGCGGACGGCGCCCTCGCGGTGTCCGAGTTTGACCCGGACGCGGCGCAGACGCTGTCCGCCCAATCCGCCGCCTCCGCCCAGGCCGCCGCCCTCGACGCCCGCGACGCGGCGGAGACGGCCGCCGCCGACGTCTCGGCGTTGCTCGACGGCAAAGTCGTGGCCGCGACCGCCGCGAAGACTTCGGCCGAGGCGGCCCGCGATCAGGTGCTTGCGCTCTACGACGACTTCGACGACCGCTATCTCGGCGTCCACGCCAGCGACCCCACCACCGACAACGACGGCAACCCACTGTTTCCGGGCGCTCTCTATTTCCAGCAGGCCGAGCCGGATGCCGAGGGCGCGATGAAGGTCTACACCGGCTCGGCTTGGGTTGCCGCCTACGTCGCGGGCGCGGGCGGCGGCGTTCGTGTTTCGGCCAACGACACTACTGCGGCACCCCTGTCGTCGAAA